ATTATGAACGAAAGAGACTATTCGATTAGAATTAGCAGTCCCTTCAAAATTAACCAGCGAGCCATAAGCTGTAGTATTAAAATAGTTAGTTCGCGCAGTTGTTAAATTTACTAATAGTTTGCCGGCAAACGTGGCAGATCCATCAACACCAATACGCGCAACTTCGGCATTTGATGTGTTTCTTCCAGAAAAAACATCACCTGAAGCGTTGTGATTTGTAATGTACAAAGTAGCTGATGATGCGTCGCTATTACTAAATTTACCGGCTACATCTGCAACACTGCTGCTACCAAAATCGCAACGCTGTAGAAACTGTGCACCTCCATCGTTGTAGAAAGAAATAACATCGGTTCCAGACGTATCAGTAACTTTGAAATGTCTACTAGCCGCAGAATCTTGGTCTGTCGTAATAAAAACTGCGCCTTCTTTGTAAAGACGCACGCCGCCGCCTAAGTTAGCACCATAAGTTCCAATTTCAGTTTGGCCTTTGAACGTGGCAGATCCATCAGGATAAATTCCTCCACCTGTATAGCTGTCAGTTGTCCCCCACCTAAATAAAGGATAAGGCTGATTGTCAGTGCGCATAATTGACAATGCGCCATACGAGGCAAGATCAAATTGGTTTCCTGACCCAAACGAGGCGGATCCGTCGTGTTTAAAAAGTATTACTTGTGCGCCACCATTAGCGTTAATTTTTAATGCTTCATTTTGGCTGGATGAACTGGAGTTAATTGTTAGACCACGGGCCGCATCTTGAGTTCTAACGTTAACGCCTGCTTCAAACGTGGCAGATCCATCGTGAAAAATCCTTGCCTTGTATCCAGCTGTGCCATCAACTTTATATACACCAAAAGCGGTATGTGTTGAATCTCCAGTGCCATTAATATATAAACCGTAACTGTTATTATTCCAAATCTTTGCACTACTTGCTGTTGTTGAACTATAGTTACCAAATGTCAAAGATCCCGCGCTAGTTTCTAAATTAGTAAATGTAGTTGTTCCATCACTTGCAATAGTTAATCTTGCAGAGCCGCCAACAGATAATGCTAGTTGGTTGGCTCCTGGTCTAAATAATCCTGTATCACTATCTCCATCAAAAACTAATGACGGTGAAGCTGCAGTGCCCGTATTAGCAAGCGTAGTAACTGGCGCACCCAAAACAGTGAGCCCATTTAAAGTTCCGTTGCCTTGCAGAGTTAAAGTCATTGTTCTTCAGATTAAACGATGGACCAATTTTCACCAGTGCCGATGGTGACAGTCACCCCAGCATTTAAATAAACCGGGCCACAGCTTGTGGCATTCTCATTGTTTGGTAAGGTGTAATTAGTAGTAACAGTTTGTTCATTCAATACAAATACACGATCACCACCTGAACCCGTAGCACCACCACCAAGGATGGCCCAGGTTCCGTCGTAACCCTCAAACTGAGCAAGAGTTGTGTTGTACCGGATCATACCGGTAGAAGAAGTGGAAGGTCGAGCGGCTGTTGTACCAGAGGGAATCTTCAATGCCCCACTGCTGAACATGTGGGTGTCACCATTGCCAGAAATACGCCACCACTCAGCACCATCCGCAGCAACCGAGATTGTATTAGGGGCTACTGTAAAGATGCCTGTGTTTTCATCATCGATGAAAGTAATGGAAGGTGCAGCTGCACTACCACTTTCAAAGTAGATTCTGTCAACACCAGACAGTGTGCCGGTGACAGTTAAATCACCAACAATACCTGTGGTAAATCGACCAATAGCACCTGAGATTGTGCCACTAGTTGTAGTAATATTACCCGTTACGGTATTGTAATTTCCACTATTGGTGATATCACCTTTGACATCTAAATCCCCATTGATGATTACATCACCACTAAAGGTAGGGTTACGCAGTAAACCTGAAACAGGTACGGTAACATTTGCCTCGTTCGGAGAGACTCCCGTAGTAAATGTTATAAAATCAACGCGAACCTCGCCAAACTGTGGCATGATTAATCAGTCTCGGCTACTACTTTTAAATACATTCTAACTCAGTTACCCCAAATTGTTAGGACAGCACCGTAGGTACCAGAGGAGATCGTAGCTTTACGAGAAGCTCCTGCTGTAATATCAAGAACATCTCCTGCACTGCTATATAAACCTGTATTGGCATCATCAATAAATGCAATGCCAGGGGTTGCCTGATTGCCTGAAGCAAAGAAAGCTTGGTCTCTAGAAGTTAATCCACTTTGCAGATAAACTTCACCGCTGACATTAAGATCACCGCTAACAGTTAAGTTATCTCCTACAATAAAGACATCATCAATGTAGAGATCATTAAATTGACCGGTAGTAAACGTTGCTGTTTCACCCGTAACAGTTGTGCCTGAAATCGTACCTGTTACAGTCAGATTTGTTCCAATCAGAATGCCACTGACAAAGTTACTAGTCCCAGTGACTGTAATACCTTCACGGAAAACACTGGCTCCACTAACAACAATTCCACTATCAAAGACAGAATTACCACTAACTTCTAAGTCACCGCTAACGGTAAGATTGTCACCAATAACAAAGTCATCATCAACAAATAAATCTTGGAATGTACCTGTTGTAAATAATGCTCTAACACCTGTTACTGTCTGTCCAGAAATAGTGGCACCTGATAAAGTGTTTGCAAGAACAGTTAAGCCAGTAACAGTTCCATCAAAAGCACCACTTGCTGCAGTTATTTCTTGAACAGCATCAATAAATTGACCTGAGATGCGATAACCAGTGATTGTGTTGCTAACAAATAAATCACCGGTAATTGTGATTTCACCACCACTAATAACAATTCCACTAATTGTGCTGGTCCATGTTGGTGCTTCACCTGCTCCTTGTGATACCAAGACTTGTCCGTGAGCACCGTAGTTTTCACCACCAAGGCCTAACGCTCCATATCGACTAATACGTAATCGTTCAGTACCACTTGTTGAGAACCCTAAATATTTATCTAGTGCAGGATTGCCATCAATAACACCACTAGTAATAAAGATGCCTGTATCATCTTCTCCTTCAAAAGTAATCGAAGGATTGGCAGCACTGCCAGAAGCAAAAACTCCTGTTTGTGCATGGATTGTCGTACCTGAGAACAATGTTCCTGTTACGTTGGTGAAGACACCTGAAGCTCCACTAAAAGTTGTAAATTCTGCACTGGTGCCTGTAGCAGTTACGAAATGTCCACTTGTCGTAGAAATTGTTGTGCCAGTAATGGTTCCACTGACATAAACATTGTCACCACTGATTGTGCCGCCTGTAATGGTTGGTGCAGTAATGATGGTGTCAAAATTACCAGACTGTGCAGTAATCGTTTGACCACTAACTTCTCCAGTTACAGTAATGCCTGAAGCAAAATAACCTGAACCACTAATGAATAAATCTTCTAAAACAGTAAAACTACCGCTAACAGTTTGGTCACCACTAAACTGAAGGTTGGCTGCAGTTAATGTTTGAGCTTGAAGGCTATTAAATAAACCAGACGCACCAGTAACAGTTGTTCCTGATAAGAAAGTAAAGAAACCAGAAGTTCCTAAAGTAACACCTAGGCTTGCTACATCACCTGTAATAGTGGTCCCTGAAAAAGACGTAGCGTGTGAACTATAGCCTGTAAGATTTAAAAACTGTCCGTAATCACCTGTAATTGTGGTTCCTGACAGGTTTGCAACATCAATAAAGGTTCCCGTTGTTCTTTCAAAAAATGCTGAATTACCTGTAATAGTCGTGCCAGAAATTTGAGTTGTAAATACAGCGGTTTGACCTGTTAGCGTCGTGTATTGACCAACATCTCCAGTAATCGTTGCACCAGAAATTGTTCCAGTTGCATTAATATCGTTGGCATTAATCGTTCCACTGTGAGTCAGAATGCCTGTAAAGGTTACATTATCTGCTGTAAGCGTATCAATCTGTGCAACCTGAGCATACAGATCATTGATATCTGCATCAACGATAATGCCTGATACAACACCAAAACTTTCACCTGTCAGGGTCGCTCCTGACATTGTGTCAAAGAAACCGGTAACAAAGTCAATTGTTGTGCCAGTAATAATGGTAGTGAAATTACCTGAACTAATTTCTACATAGTCGGCAATAACATTATTGACTTCAATTTGAGTACCGGTAATCGTACCTGTTACAGAAAAACTACCGCTAGTTGTTAAATCTCCACCGACAATAACAGCTTGAAAATCTGAGTCACCACTTACGGTTAAATCATTAAGACTAGTAGTTCCACTAACACCCAGATTACCTGTAATGGTAATATTGTTGTATGTAGGATCTTCGCCAACGTTAATATAGTATTGATCTAAGTAGTCTTTAAAACCACTAAAAGTAATCTTTTTATTCCTTAAAGCCGGATCAACTTCAAAGACGTGAACCAGGGTCAGAAGATCTGCATTAGCAATATCTACCGATTCAATCGTCGGAAATTGTGAGATCTTTCTATTGGCCACCTATTTCTAATAGTCAAGTCCTATTTGATATTATAGAACTGCCTAGTTCTCGCGAATTTCAATTCGTGGAAGAATATCTGTGGCAAAATTCCAAGCTCCTTGAATACCGAAAACAAGGCCACAAGAAACAGCAAAAACAACTAGAATTTCTGCAAGGGTTAAATTACGTCTTACATAAACAACATTAGGTTCTGGCGGAGTAGGGTATTGCACTTGTACTTGTGGAGCACTGCTGGGGGGAGCTTGTGCCGGTGCCGGTTGTTGGGTGACTTGGTGAATAGCCTGCTCTAAGGCAATGCGGCGCATTTCTTGGAAATCAGGAACAGGAGGAGCTTGTTGCGCTACTTGTTGTTGTGCGGCAGCAAAATCAGCTGGATTTTGATAGCGAGGTCCTGCAGGATCTGAAAAATAATTATTTTCTTCCGGTAGTTGCCCAGGGGTTACGTATTGTTTGCTGGAAGGGACTTGATCTTCCATTGGTACTGGGTTATTGTTCTTTGAAAGTGTAGCATTAATCAAAACTTTTTGCGATGAGTAAAAATGATTCACTTGGAATTGTGAAAGCACTTGCTTCAGTCACTGCTGAATTGCGTGGTATTCGCAATATTCTATCTTCAATGTGGCATAGCAGGTATCAAAACGACGAAACAGATCTCGTTTCACCTGAAGTTTATTCAGATGAATACATTTCCACGGAAGAGTGTGCTCGGCGTTTAAATGTAACAGATCAAACAATTCGTAATTGGATTTTACAAGGAAAAAAGAAAAAAGATTTTGGTTGGCAGCAAGGTGTTCATTACATTGTTATGCCTGTTGGTACACACAAAAAAATGATTCGTATTCCTTGGAATCAATTAATTTTGTCTTATAGAAAAGGAGAAGATGTTAATTTAAGAACTTTTGACGCTCCGAATACAATTGATTTGTATAAAACAAGTTCGCGAAAAGATTTGGATAATGTTCCTAATCCTTCTGTTCCCGATTTACCTGATTAATATGGCTCATCGATTTGACAACATAAACATATCCGAACTGACGTTAGAAAATTATGCTGAAAAATTACCAAAAGATTTAGCATCTCAAGTTACAAAATTTTTGCCTCCTGAGGGTTCTTTTGATGAAATAATTATGCGTCGTTATATTCAATCAATTCGTGACTTTGAATTGGAAGATCCAAATAGCAGTATGACGTTGGCCAATCGTTTGCGTCTTGCTTTTCAAGATATGCAACCGGAAACAATTTGTAGTCGTTTTCCAAATGCTGATTTACCTTTAAAACGTCGTTTACGTTGCGTAGCTGAATATTTAATTCGTTCTGAAGAATTTGATAAATTAAAAGATGAAAATGGAAAGCTAATTAAGAAACGTGGTATCTTAGGAAAAATGGTTGTAATCTATCAGCCTTTGCCTAAGATGTTAACCATTTTACAAAAACAAAAATTACTAAAAAATGGATAGGAGAGAAAAATTACTTACTGCTGTTTGCGGTAAAGACTTTGATGGTAACAGTGTTCGTTATGCGGATGCAACTATCAAATTAATTTTGGGTGATATGGGTAAAGAATATATGAAATTTTGGGAGGTTGAAGGTCCAGGTGCTATGTGTTTTCAACCAAACAACACAGAACGTACAATGTTTTGGTTAACGTTAGAAGAATTGCATTCTGCCAAAGAACAAGCAGAATCTAACAACGAAGGAGATTTAGCTGAATCCTTTAGACGTATTTTAGAATCAGTACAAAAAATTAATCCTACTGCTGGTGCTGGCTATATCTTAAACGATCACCAGGGTATGCGTTATTTTTATATTGATTACAATAAAGAATCTGAGTAATGGGTCTTAAGCGCGGTAACCTACGCTCAGAAGAGTTTGAATGGATTACTAACCGTGATTTGGTTGACTCTGCCCATCTCCTTATGGGTCAAATTGACCTCGATCCAGCTAGCTCTTCATTTGCTAACGAATACGTCGGTGCAAAACACTACTACACTCCAAAAGAAGATGGCTTAAATGAAGAAAAATGGTTTGGAAATGTTTATTTGTTTCCACCTAGCCAATCTTATTTTTGGCACAAGAAAAGTCAACGTTGGAAAATAACTCGTGGTCTATCCCCAACACTGACTTCAGGTCATGCTTTGTGGTGGACAGCATTAAAACGTAAATGGTTGTCAGGTGAAATTGAACAGGGTATATTTTTTTCTAATTTTATTGATATGACTATGTATTGTCAGGATATTTTTGATCATCCTGTCTGCATTATGAAATCAAGACCAACATTAATTCGTCATTACTATGCAGATGATAACGTTATGTCAAGAAATACAGGGTGCAGTTTAATAGTTTATTTACAACCAAAAGACAACATAGAAAAAGCTACTCAAGAATTTATCGATATTTATTCTGAAAAAGGCAGAATTATTGTGTAGGATATTTGAACTGAGTTCTGGCTATGTCTGTACTAAGCGATAAAGAAATCCGAGAATTTGCAGAGAAAGGAATGATTACTCCTTTCCAGTCATCTTTAATCAATAAAGAAAATGACATTCCTATCCTTAGTTATGGACTTAGTTCCTATGGTTATGACATTCGTTTGTCACCTAATCAGTGTCTTTTATTCGGTGGTGTTCCCCACGGAATGTGTGACGCTAAAAACTTTGATCCTCAAATTTTAAAGGAAACAGAACTTCATGAAGATGAGCGAGGAAAATATTTTATCTTGCCTCCTTATGGCTACTGTCTTGGTGTTGCTGTTGAACGCCTGGCTTTACCCCGAGACGTTACCGTGGTTGCAGTGGGTAAAAGCACATACGCCCGCGCTGGAATTATGGCGAACATTACTCCAGCAGAAGCTGGTTGGGAAGGTCATTTAACGTTGGAGATCAGTAATTGCACTCCTTTATTTAATAAAATTTATGCGAATGAAGGTATTTGTCAACTTTTGTTTTATCAAGGAGAACCTTGTGAGGTTGACTATCAAATGCGAAAAGGAAAATATCAAAAACAACCGTATGAAGTAGTCTTTAGTAAGGTTTAACCAAAACCTTTTCCTGTATAAAGTTTGGGTTTGTCTGCATAGTTCGTACTACCAGCTTTCCCAAACCTATCTCCTTCTATAAAAGCAGGAGTTTGTCCTTGTCTATCAGTATATGGCTGATCGTAACCACTTTTCTGACGAAACTTTCCAGCTGATCTCGCTGATCTCAAAAACTTCTCAACACGATTTTGCTGTTGCTCGTTGCGAGTGTCCCCAGCATATGCCGTCTTTCGTTCGCTCTCATCTAGATTGCGTAAGTCAACGTCATAAGCACGCTCTGGAGTGAGATCTGTAACAAATCCTCCAGAAGAGCCACGCCTGTTTTGAGGAGTAGGAATTACCATACCTGAATTATAATTGGAGTTAATAAAGGTACGTTGTTAATTATGGATTTTTTATCCTCTTTCATTGCTAATAATGATGAGCTAAAAGGACGCTTGGCAACCGTGAACGATTTTGGTCAAGAATTAGACAATGAAAATAATGATGTTCCGGTGTATGATCAATTTAATCGAGGAATTGCAGTGACGCAAGAATCGCGTCCTCGCATGAACTTAGCTATTGATCCGGAGGCACAACCACGATGCGGAGTAACAGGAACAATACCGAGTGCGGAACAGGGAATTGCAATGGGGGCAACGCCGCAACCAAGGCAGTTAATGATGGAGATTCCAGAGGAACTGATGGAGGACGAAGTGATGCAACGGAAACTGAAAGCTGGTTTGAACCGGTAAGTCAACAAGAAGAAAAGGAATGTCCGGGTGGTATTTGTCCTGTACCCTGGGCAAAAAAAGAAGATAAAGAACAAATGTATCAAGAAAAAACATGGAGTGCTTATATTAAAAAACATAAAGAGATTGTGGACAATGTTAATCATCCATCTCATTACAACGATGGAGGGCTTGAGTGCATTGAAGCCATCGAAGCACAGCTAACGCCAGAAGAATATAGAGGCTACTTAAAAGGTAACGTAGCAAAATATGTCTGGCGCGAAAAGCATAAAGGGGGTATTGAGTCATTAAAGAAAGCTCAATGGTATTTGAATAGATTGATTAATTTAGAATAATAAAATACTAAATAATTTAAATGTTTAAGCCTCCTAAGCAAGAAAAAAGTTATTCTTATCAAGAGCAAGGACTTAATCCTTTTTTTGATAATCAAGGTAATGTTGTAAATAAATCCAGTAAAAGTCAAGCACTTGCTACTCCTACGTTTTTTACTGCTACTAGTTATCAACAAGATACTCCACCTTCTTCAACATCTACTAACCAAGCTTTTTCTTTTTTAAGTAATAATCCTGTAGAAACAGGTGTTGATTTAGCCCCAGAGCCTGGTGAAGAAACTGTAAATGTTCAAGGATCTACAGGAGAAGCAACTGTACCTCTTGAGGATTTTGAACAACTTTTAGGTAAATTAGAAGGTTCCAAAATGCGTCAACAAAGACAAAAATCTGTTGAAGGCAGAAGAGATATTTATGCTGAAGGATTAGCTTCTATGATGGGAAATTTTTAATCTCTTTGACGCCAATCGTCAGTTTTTTCTTGGCTAAACCATTGAGCCATATCTTCAACACTTTTAAATTCTGTGCGATGGTTACTTGGATCAGGATCTCCCAAATCCATAGCATTCATAAAACTGTCTAAACCTTCAGCAGGCATGTCTGGATTAGCTGCAAAACGACGTGCTTTTCGCATCATTTCTCCTGCTGTTCGATTTGCTTTTGCTAATTTCTCAGCCCATACCATGTCTTTTAACTGAACTTCTTCTCCTTTAGAAATGCGTTCACAAATAAACTCAAGACGCAAGCGGTAGTTCGTCGATAACATAACAAAAATATTTAATTTTAATCAAAAAGATGCCTCTAAATCATCATCATCGTCTTCTTCCATTGCCATCATGGTCATAGCCAGCTGTGTTAATTCAATATCACTAGGAATGTCAAATTCAAGTTCAATATTTTCATCTTGCATCATGTCTTTAATTGCTTGCATTTCTAGCAGCCTTTGATGATACAGATTCAAAAGAGCTGCATAAAGCTGATCCCATGTTAATTCTTTAGCTTCAAGTTCAGCTCTACGCATGGCGAGTTGCAAATGAAGTGGTAATTCAAACTCTTTTACAGATGCTGATTCACCCATGCGTTTAGTCCTTACTTTATATATTCTAATAGATAAGCCTACCTTTGTATCTCAAAAATACCCCGCAATTCTTCATCGGAAAGCACTATATCCGTGATACTTCCTAAACTAAAATTGTTAGCAAACACAGATAATACATAAGGATTAATGTGCTGCTCTAATTCGCGTATTGCTCTTACTTGATGAGGAGCGGCTGCATAATTTCTAAAGGCTTTTAATAAAACTTGGTCTGATGTCCAGGGATTGTCGTCATTTTCTTTTAAAAATAATTTAGCTTCTTGTCGTCTTCTGTCAATAAGTCCACCAATAACCTGATGCTCACTATCAAAAATCCACTTTGAAAATTCATCTGCTGCCAAGACGTATTCTTTATGTTCACATAAGTCAATTATTTCACTATACAAAAAAGCATCCCAGCCAATCGAATGAACGAAAGAAATTAAACCTTCTTTCATTGAAAGATTCAAATCTAATTTTAGTTTGTCAAGCTGTTCTGCAATAATTTTAATTTCATGTTGCAAATATTCTTGAGCTTTTTCTTTTGTACAACAATGTCCTTGTTTTACTTTTGAACCGTCAGGATAAAATTGTGTTCCATAGCCTAAGGTATACGGATCTTTTCCTGTGTTTGGATCACAATATGCTTTCTCGTTAAAACCCTCAAATGTTTTAACAAGTAACGCTGCATTTTTGTAAGAACACATAAAAAATCCGCATATCTTAATACTATATATTATTTACCTTGTCCACGGAGTTTTTTTCTTCCGTGATTTGGGCGTGAATGTTTTCCTTGGCCCTGGTTTGTTTTTTTAGGCTTACCAACAACGTAACTACCACCTTTGTTCATAGCTCTAAATCTAAAGAAGCTTCACACATAATACTAAACAAAAATAGCTTCATGTGGTGTAACTTTTCTTGTTCTTCTGCTGGTCTTGCTGGAGATCCTGGCCAATATTGAATGGCATCACAAACGGCTGTGTATAATGTACGGCAATCTTCTACGCTAATGCTTATTTCTACATTTACCATTTGACTTTATGACTCCAATAGCGTGCGCTCATTTTACTTGGCTTGCTATCCTGGGCATTATGTCTTGCATAATATGACTTCTTACGTGCTTTGTCTTTGGCTGTCTTCGGATTTTTGCCAGCACCCTTTACACCTTGTTGGCCAAAACGAATTATTTTTTCTTTCCCGTTATCGCAAGCTTTTACAACGTGTGATTTGGTTTTATGATTAGGAGTGCGCTTAGGCTTATTACAAGCCATTTTGTCTTTATTTAACTTAGCTGCTTTTGCAGCTTTTTTATGTTTTTCAGACATTATTTAAAGAATACACTATAATCCATATCACTAATATACTCGCCATCATCTTCAGTACCATCGTCTCCAAATAGATCAAAGTAATTCCCAAAGTCTTCTTGTTCTTTTTGTTCGTCTCTTTCAATAGCTGAATCAAAAATGTTGCTTCCTGTATCACCAAACAATGCACTTATATCTGCTAAGGCTTCAAAAGGATCTGTTGAAATTTCTTTTAGTTCAAGATCACCAGAAAGAGCTTGAGTTAAAAATCCTAAATCAGCTCGGTCTATATCATCTGGCATAAAGTCATTGTAAAAATCATCGGCAGTACCTCCATAACCATATTGTTTAAATGTTTGAAATAAAATATCTTCATCGGGATCTTCTAAATCTTGCTTATCTTCTTCTCGTTGAATATAACTAACACCTAATTCCTCTTGTGTAGGTGTCCGTCCTTTTTCATTTAAATATTTAATACCTTCTCTGTATGCTTTTGCGTCACTTGATTGCAATGTTTCAATAATTAATTCTCTAACAGCTTCAATTTCTGTTGAGTAATCATCAATATCATAAAGTTCTAATAATTCTTTCCATGCTGGATCGTTTTCATCAGGATTAATTCCTTCTAATAAAGCATCTGCAAGCTCTTCTGGTGTTGTAAATTCTGAAAATACGTTACCATCTAATGCAATTTTTTCTTGTTCCAATAAAGGTAACAACTCTTCATTTGCTTGATCTTCAATATCTTTATATGTAATTGCATCACGAGCAGGATCAAAACCATAGTTTTGTCCAACTACTTCATAATGTAATTTTGCAAATTGATCAGGATTTTTTAAATCAATACCATAGTAATAAGCATAATCATTCCAGGTAATCCCTTGTGGGTAAGCATTTGATACCGTGCCTTCAATTACAGCGTTACCATTTGTTTTTGCTTCATTCCAATCAGCTGCAACTTTTTCCGCTTGTAAAACATAATCTTTATATTTTGCGTCGTCTTCTGCCCAACCACTATTGTCTCCTGCTAAAGGATTCATATAAAAACTAGCTTTAAAAACTTTATCTTCTGCTTTATAAATGCTATCTAATCTGTTTTTAGCATACGTTGCAGCTACATCTGTAATAGCTGTTAAGCCTGTTTCAGTTTGTAAAATATTTTGTTCATCTGGATCAAGCGAATCCATATATGAAATGAATTCATCCATGGATTTTGATTGATCAAATCTAGGTTTTAAATAATCTTCAATAAAAGAATTTTTAAAATCTTTTTCTAACAAATAAAGACGATTATATTTATTTTCTACTTCACCTGTTGGATTTCCATCTTCATCTAATATTGGTATAGTTTCAGAAAAAGCTGCCATAGCTTCTTCTTTTGTCGTATTTTCTTCTAAGTTATAACGATCCATTAAAGCCTTCCAGGCTTCTGGATCGTCGTTAGGATCTAATCCTTCTATTGTTGCCTGTGCTTCACTTTCAATCGTGGCAAGATTTTTATAACGTTCTGTAAATTCTTCTTCAAACCATTTTTCCCAGTTGAAAATTACACTGTTATTGGATATTCCTGTAACGCCTGATAATTGGCTTTCTAAATTTTGTTGTACTTCTTGTGTGTCATATCCAAGAATAGATAAATACCCACCTATTCCTGAATCTCCTAAAATAGAATTTGCAATACTTTCATTTGCACTAAAAATTTCATCATATCCAGGTATGCCTTGAAGCATACTAAGTTCACTTTCTTCTTTTTTGACTTCTTTTAATTTGTCATAAGAAGTTTTAAAAGCATCTAAAGCAAGCTGTTGAAATTGATCTTGTAATTCTAAATCTTTTGTACCATATACATTAAAGACACTTGAGCCAACAGCACTAGTTCGAGCGTTGTTTAAAAAATCTGTATTTAAAACAGGTGTTTGTGAAGCAATTTGAGGTTGATCTGTTCTTTTTAGTTCTTGCTCATAAATAATATCTCCTGCTTCATTTCGCAAAGGCTCTCCGTCTCTATCAAGACGTGGGATAGGATTGCCATCTTCGTCTAAGGAGTTGATATAAATAAGATTTCCATTAGCATCTCTTTCAGGTTCATAAACAATATTGCCAGCTTCATCTGTTTTATATTCAATTTCATATAGAAGTTTAGGTATGGGTATTGGGTCTCCTTCATCATCTAAAATTTGATTTCCTTCTTCATCTGTTGCATATAAAGGGTTTCCTTCTTCGTCTGTTTCGTAAACAGGATTACCTTCTTCATCTGTTTCATATTGAAAAATCTCAACTTGTTTTGGCCTGGGAGTTTGTGCACCTGTTTCAGGGTCTACGTCATAAATAATATTTCCTGCTTCATCTCTTTCAAAGAAATCAGATGTGCCTCCAGAGGGATCAATACCGAATTTTAAACTTTCTGTAAATTCTTCATATGTCTGGGTTGCTGGATCATACGCTGCACCACTAAGGCCTAATCCATAAGAACGTAGAATTTCTTTTTCTGCATCAGTAACTGTTTCTGTATATGTCTTGGCTGCAGCAGTTTCTTGTTCTTCAGTTACACGATGCTCAAGCGGATTAAAATCGGCTGATTTAGATGCTTCTGTAAAATAGTTTGAAAGATAGCCAACAGGAATTTTATTTCCATTTACATTTATTGTTCCATCTAATCCATATTTAAATGAGTAATCTAAATTATCAATTGTTCTTCCATCACTTGCTGAAAAAGTTGCATTCTTTAAATATTCATTGGCAGCATCTTGTCCATATGATGTTCCAATATAATAATCAGCATCAAAATAACTATATTCAGGATCCATTAAAGGTGCTTTAGCACCGTCTTCTTCAGTGTTCCAGCGTTCTTCGTTTGGTATATTGTTTGCTACATAAGCAGCATCAATAAGACCTGTAGGATTTCCTTTTGCATCTTTTGTTCCTACAAAATTATTTAATAAAAAACCTACGTCATCAATACCATGAACACTTGAGTTACGAAATGCTCCACCTATATCACTAATTAATTGTTTATATGGATCGTCGTAATTTTCTTTATAAACACCACCATTAACTGAATCTGCAAAAGATTTAAAATTTTGTTGATAAGGTTTACCAACCCAGTCATTATTAACACTTAGTTTTCCATTGCTATCAACACTAAAAATAGCACTAGTAGGTATTATTCTTCCTTCGTTTTTTCCTGAAGTCTCCCAATGTCTTATGCCAAAATCTCGTTTTGCATTATTTCCAGTAAAATATTCTGTTCCTGAACCAAAGTCGAATATATAAGGTACTGTTTTTCCTTCTGCCGCTCCCCCTTGAAACTCAGGAACATTTGACCAAAACATTCCTCCACCACTGTAGTGTTCTTCAGCAAATAGTTCTAATCCATTATTACCTGCTGCATTAGCATTAAAATGATTTTGATAACTAGGAACATATGTAACATCTATTGTACCGTCGTTATTAAATTGAAAAGAAGTAGCGTTATTTAACTTTCCTATTTTTGTACTTGAAAGAGTAACTCCATCTCCCTTATAGTTATATGTTATTGGTGAGCCAAGAGGTATACCAAGAGCATTAGCTACGTCTGCGGCTTCTTTTCCTGTAAGTTTATATTTAGTCTTGCCTCCTGCTGTTAAGGGATAATCTAAACCGTCCCAAGTATTTTTGACCCCTGAGTAATAGTTAGCATAATCTGTCCAGCTGCCTTGACTATTGTTAAATGTGTTTGATAAATCAGTTTCACGATCAACGTATTTTTCGTAAACACTCATTACGCTACAGCGTTTTCGCTATCTAAATTTCCATTTATAAAGTCTAACGTATTTGCTTTGACCCAGCTTTTAATGGCATCGTATTTTTCTTCAATAAAGAAATCTTGTTTTTGATACCATGCTTTCATTTCTTCTGATCCTTTATTAGCATTACATCGTCTACATGCAGGAATTAAATTATGACGGCTACTGCAGCCTGATTTATATTTTGGAATAATATGATCTAAAGAAGTAGCATCTGCTCCGCAATAAGCACATTTATGGTTCCAGTCTTTATATATCTCTTCTCTAAATCGTTTTTTGGCTAATCGAGGCGACAGTTCAACAAGGAGGGCGAGGGGTTCGTGCTCCGTTTTGAACATGTTTTTCTAGCCGTTATCTCATTTTAAGTGAAGTAAACTTCATAAAAAGTAATCGGTCTTAAATTAAAGTAAACAGGGTTGACGTTTTATTAATTGAATTTACCTTAAGTATGTAGTTTCTACACGATCATGTCAAAGAAAATCTGGTTTCCTGTGAAGGAAGCCTTGGAAGAATTGCAAATTGAGCGCAAGCAGCTTTTCCGTATGAGAGATGACGGAACGTGCAAGCTTGGAACGCATTATGCCGCATTTCCTGAGACTAGGTCAAGAGACAACTATCGCTGGAATGTTCCCAAGGTTAAAAAAATTCTGAAAGAACAAGAGGCTAAACAGAACACAGAAGTAATTTCTGTTTCTTTTGACAACCGATTGTCCTCTGAGGCCGCCTAGCAGGCGTGTAATAAATTTTACGAACTTTATGAGCTAGGAGGACATCATCTATCTGTGATACAAGACCTGTGTCTTGAGCTTGCGAGAGTGATTCAGAGAGTGTATCCCAGCAGCTCTTCATTCTGGAGGGCTGTTTTTCTTTGAGTTGAAACAAGAAAACCCACTGAGGGTGAAGTGGGCGCAATGGTCGTTTTTTATGTTCAAGACTAATGCTGTTGTCTTTGTTCCAAACAAAATGCTTTAGCTCTTCTGGGTGTTTACCATAAACAGCAACCATCCCATAAAGCCACGCAATTTTTTCCAGTCCTGGTTTGGCTGCTAAAGAAAAGAACTCGTCTAAAATTTCTTGATCGCGAGGCACGCTACGAATAGTCATGGCTTATGTCGCTAGTGAGCTTACTATACCCATAAGGGTCATTTGTCTGTGAATGAAAACTGTCATCTCAAGAAACCTTTAGGTAACTTGATGTAAGTATTCTATATTATTAAGATTTACTTATGACTGACCACCTGAGTCGGGTTTTTGGCCAGAGGCTGGAATATACGCTATTCCATTTTTGTCAAACATAATGAACTGCTGAAGCTCGATAAATTCAGTAGGAAAGTTAAACAACTTCTGCAACATCGGTATCATTATTGGTGACTGGCAATTGTATGGAGGAATGTCCATATGACTGACACCATATTCAGTAAATGAATTAAACGAATCTTTTTGTTCTTTAATTGTTTTATCAATTAAATTATTTTCCCATTCAGTCATTAATCCTGCATCGATAGGAAAATCAGATGGTTCAGTAGGAAACTCATCTGCAAGGTATTTCATTGCATAAATATGTTTGCAATAACGATATTGATCTAATACATAAGTCCAATCATCTGAGATTTCTGTAATGTCTAGACCACTTTGTTTATAATCACCATATTTTGGCATCCCTTCTGCCACCTGGGTTGGTGAGGGATTGTCGCCAAAACCACGTCTATAGATTTTACCGAAATCAGCAAATTGTCCAGGGACATCTCGATACAACGTCTTGGGATCTCTAACGTCTTTAGTTTCACCACTTACACCAACACCAACCAATTGATATCCACTTGGTGCAACGATAGTTAAACTTCTGTTTTGTACTATCTTCTCATTGACTTCTGTCATCATGGCATTCGACAGTTGTCCTAATTCATAAATTTCTTCTGTACGTCCAGGTTTTAACGTAGCTACGTTAGTCCTTGGGAATAAAGGTTTTCTTCTAACGCCTAAATTAGATAAGTAAGCATAATCACGACGTGTAAAATCTTGGCATGAACAACAATAACGTGGGCCTGTTTGAAAGAAACGTCCTGAATGTGGAGGAATTCTTGATGGTGTAGCTAGTATTCCATCAATCGTTCCTTGTACAGAACCTAATTTTTCTAGTTTTAAAATGCCCTGGTACTGGTCTACGTCGATCAAAACAGCTTGAACAAAACCAAAACGACGGTTTGTAGCCGGATCTCGACTATCAATTTCAATAGCTGTACCAGATACAGTTAATATTTTGTCTTCTAAAATATCCCCATTAATTGGTTTTAATGTCTTTGTTGTACCTGAAAAAGTAACAAATAACGGTGGAGGAACTGGATTAATCGTACTAAACGTACCACTCAATTGGATATACCAATAATTTTGATTGTCTTGTGGTACACCAAGGAACAAAGTATTCTTAGGAACTTCTCCTGAAATAGCTAGTAATGTTCCCGCTCCATCATCAAGACGATCAAATCTAAGGTTACCTGGATGTATTTTACCTGCCCAATGAATTCCTAGTTCTTTATTCTTAGTTGGAAAACCTCTAAATGTTCCTGAGAGCTGAGGCTCTCTTGCACCTATTTGATCAATAGCTCCTGATGTTGTAGGGATAATGTAAGCAAAATTATATTCATAGGCTGTGTTTTTTAAATTAGCGGTTCCTAATTCATAACCACGTCGCCAACGAGACCAGGTTGATTCTCGATCTACGGTATATAAAGAGTTTGGAATAGATCCTCCAAAAACTCCTTCGATTGGTTCGACACGATATTTTTCAATCTTTGGTCCGCTTCCATCAAAAGATTGTTTTTTAAAATTACCAAACCCATTGGAACCGCCAAATGGATTTGATTTTTTGCTAGCCATTTATCAATAGAAGCCGCCTTGCGCAATAATGTGAGCACCAGGAATATAACCGGAAGCTGTGTTATACACACCTCGTTGAAGAACGCCTACATAAAGTCGATCACCACGTTGTAGATAAATACCACGATTTTTTAAAGGTGTCTTAGGGCCTAAACCAGTAGTATTTCCTTGTTGTGGTACAGGTGTTGCTAATTCAGGCATAACATCTGAACAGTCAACAAAACCAGAATTACTAGGTACTGTTTTGCTAAACACAGGGACATAATCACCGTCTCCTGGAATTGGTACCGTAGTACCGCGAGTGTGGTAGACAACAAAGGTAACAGCAGGAAGATTAGTAGAACTTAAAGAATTAAACGTAAAACCAGAAGCAGTAGGGCTTGCTACACCTGAAAAATGAATAGCAGTGTTAACAACATTTAATGCGGTATTTCCTGTGTATGTGTAATATCCTTGTCCACTTTCAGCAGGTGTCGTTAAGACGCCTGTATTTTCTACATAAATAATTTGACCTTTTGTTAAACCAATAAAAGTTCCTGAAGTATCTGCATTAATGGTGTAATCAATATGAACAGCATCTGAAGTATCATCACGGACAATAGTAATTGAATCAACAACACCACCACTATTATTATCGGAGCTTAAGGTTGCATCCATGTCAACCAATAAGCCAGGACTTTGTCCACCTTGAACATTAAGGTCTGTGTTATTACCAACAACTTGATTAGTCAGTCGTGTGCGTGCCAACAACGGACGATCAACAAAAACAGGTTGTTTATTAGTATTGGTTGCTGTCATTTAATTGCTGTTCTTATCTATCTATTTTATCGTACTATGGATAAAACGTATCATAACTTTGCATCAGTCTAGCTGCATCTCTTTTGCTCTGATCAGTAAGCGTCTGCAATAACTTACTAAAACCATGGCTAGGAGGAGTAGATTTAAGAGAGTTGTTAAGGAGTTGCCCTAGCATAAGTTGTTCAAACTCTTTTTCTGGATTTCTTGCTTTTTCTTTTTTAGCTTCAACAGTAATGTTATATGTATCTCCTGTTTGTTTTACTGTAGTATCATCTAAATTAACACCAGTAAAGGCTGGGTCGGTTGGATTATAAACTGACCAGGCTCCAAACCCTTGTTGATCTTTTATAATTTTTGCAGCTCTTGTATTAGTATCTAAATCATATAATTGTTCATTTTTTTCAATTCCAAATTGTTTACGTCGCTCAGGCCCCATATCCCCAAGCATATTAATTTGAAAAGCGCCGTAACTTAAATCTCCGGTATTTGCATTAGGGTTTAATGCCAGTCGATTCAAGCCAGATTCTCTCCGAGCAATTTCAATCATTGTTGGAAGCTCTTGCGGAGAAAAGCCTGCTTTTAACAATGATTCGGCTAATTGTTTTTTAGTAACGTAAGACGGTGATGTCATTTCTTTTTCTTCTCCAGCTCTTTCATATATTCTTGCATAAACGCTTGTTCTTCTAGCATTTGAGTTGCTTCAGCTAGCTGTGCAAGACCTTGCTTTTTATTGCCTTCAATCACTTGTGTTTGTGCATCCTTATCAGTCATTGTATAAGGCATTTGAACACCACCACCTTTAACAAAACCTTCCATAGTTGCTGGATAGCCTTCAGGGAACATACCGGTTTTAATACCGCTCATTTGCGGATTAAAGGTCCGGTCTGATGCCATCGGCGTTTGGAAGTCGCTATAAAGATGTGGATTATGTGCTTTATGAATAGCTAAACCAAGATCTCTTACTTGGTTCATTTCAGCTTGTGTTTTAGCAGCACCACGGCCTTGTTCATACAAAGCCATTTGATACTGCATAGGATTTGTATCAATGGATTGCTCAGCGGAAGCAGGAAGATCTTTATTGGGATTGAACTGAGGAATATAGCCACCACCAGGGGCATCAGCGTCTAAAGATTGTGCTTGTGCTGCATTACCACCACCTACACCTGTTGAAATTCCTTCGGGGTAATCAGTAACAACACGTGCTGATAAAGGCAACGTTCCATAACTTGTTTGAGTGCGCGGCATGGGTCCTAAAGGACCACTAAAACCTGGACGACCTTTATTCCCACGACCATAGAATCCACTACTTCGATAAGTATCTGGTTCAAGTAAACCAGCCATTTTTGCAAGTTCGTATCCAGTAAGAGCTGTACCAGCTCCTCCTAAAATAGTTGTAATTGCTTTAGCGCCTGTAAGAGCAGGACCAACAAATTGTAAAGGCATGATTATCGAGTCGTAGCGTGAAGGTAGATGTTTGCGCCGATTGCAGTATCAGCAGGGCCTGGTAATGCCTGGATAAATTCAGCTCCTGATCGCTCGTAGCGATACCGAGCTTGCATAGGATCCTTGTAGTTAGGAACATAAAGAATCTGAGCAAGACGATTGGTCTCATACATGTAGACCTCGTCCCAAAGCTTCAGAGCTTCTTTAATACTGCTTGAACGAATCGTACGATCAACGTCACCTATGATCCCTTCAACTCGTGTGCTAGGTACTTGGAAAGTGTCCTCAAACGAAGCAAGTTGAGTTTTCTTTTCAGCTGCATCACAACGACCAATCTGAAGAACTATTTTGTCGTGGAACACTGCATCTGGAACAGAATTTAATGACTCTTCCAAACGTGCATAATCACCAGCTGGAACACTAACAACGTAGTAACCCAGATGATATCGAATACGACTTTTATTAAAATCAGATAGTTGCACTGTAAGCCGCCGGTATTTTTTTATTATACTTTGCGTTAATAAAAAAAGCCCCGAAGGGCTTTTATTAAACTCTAACTAAATCAGCGGCAAAAACAGAATCCCAATCAACACGTTTAATTTGTTTTAATTGATCCAAACTGTGAAATCTTTCACCCGACAATGAAAGTTGTAAGTCTTTAATTTCACGAGCTGTTTTTAAACCAATTCCTTTAATATGATCAGCAATCATTTGGGCTGTTGCTGAATTGATATTAAGGCGTGTTTCAGGAGGGAATTTACGAATTTCTTCTTTAGCTGCAGCGTCTTTTACTTGAAGAGTTTTAACTTGTTTAGTTGCCTTTTGATCGGGAACAACTTCAGTTTTATAAGCGGTAAATACACGACCGTCTTGATCTTCGATCATAAACCAATCGCCATCATCCCACTCGCTAACAACTTTAACTCGCGCTCCTGTTTTTACGTGCTGATAAAGCATAAGGACCAGATTAAATCTCTGGTCCTATATTACATTAATTATCAGCTAACAGTGCGGTTAGGCAGATACTGCTCCATGTCGGCGTAAGCAACAGCCGTATCAGGACGGATGTAGCAAACTTCGACCAGGATGTAACCTTTGCGGCCAGCAGCAACGTCATCAGCGTGAATGGAGAAGCCACCATTCAAAGAAGTAGCGTTAGTCGTTGCTTTTGAGTAGACCTCAAAAGTAGTATCAGTAGTTAGCTCTTCATAGAGCCACTCTTTGGTCACAATGCCAGTAATGTTCTGGAACGGGTTAGTACCGTATCCAGCAGTGCCAGCAGGGATGTTGTTGGAGGCTGCCGTTAAGTTTGCACCTTCCACAACACCAGAGGTGCTTACAGGGCCTGCAGGACCAAAAGCAACCACTTGAGTACCACCAGAGGTCATCAGACCGCTTTCGGCAACACGACCGTCTCCCCAGCCCTGGGCTACGGAAAGGTTCGTGCGATACACATAAGCAGGACGGGTGGTATCAGCAGAAACCACCATGCCGGTGATGTCAGTGCGGGTATCATCGTTCCGATAGGGGGAAGGAATGATCACACTGGCAGAAGAGGTGTAACCAGTGGTGGTCACAGGAACGTAACCACGCAGTTGATAGAACTGCCAACCGGGATTGGCGAGAACAGAGGTAGGGCCTCCATTGGAGGCATCGTTAGTGCCACTATCGTTGGTATCAATATTTTTGTACCAACCATTAAGAGGCTCGTTGAAGTTACCGGGGTAAATCTTCTTAGCAGACAAATAAGCCATTTATTTCTCCAAATTAGTTTGAACTATAACAATCAGACGGAACCGTCATCTTGAATGAAACTGAACGCATTTGTGATGAAATCTTTGTTCAAGATTTCAAAACCAGCATACAATTGCCAGATTAAAATGATGAACCTAGAGAAGTCATCATTGTTGTTAATTAACACTTGCGCGTTCGGTCCACCGATACCAACACCCACAGACTGAGGGCCAAAGAAGAAGCCTTGGGCAACTTCTTTAGAAGCATAGTTACCACCGCCGTCGAAAGAAGCAGTAACACTCTTAGATGGGAAGTTGGTTGACTCGAAGAACTTGACGCCTTCAAATTGTACACCAGTCGGCATTACAGGCTCACCAGCCAGGAAATAGCCCTGACCAGCTTGGGGACCCATGTAGAAGCTGGAGTTGTTAGGCATCATGGGGTTAGCCATGTACATGCCTTGACCAGGATTGCCAGCGTAACGGGCGATCTCGCGGAAGTCAGAATCACGACGCAGATGCAGCATGAAGACAGGATCGCAAATACAGCGATACAGGCCATCAGCAAACGTCGGCACGTTGCGCTTACGCAGGTCCTTAACGACTTCTAACAAGTCAGTGCGAACAGAGAACTGTTGGATTTGGTCACCATACTCATTGGCAGTGTAGGAAACACGTCCTGTAGCATCTTTCTCTTTACCACCAGCAAAGTAGTAACCACCTTGAGAAGCAGAAGCGGCTCCATTAGCTTCAGCTTTGGCTAATTCGTCAATAAAGACCCGGTCGCGCCAGCGTCGGTAGTCATCTAACAGCGTCAAGCTGCCGATGCTTTGATGGAACATGTTCAGGTTACCCGTGTCAAGCAGCAGGCGCTGCGCAGTGATCAGGGTCTCCCGAGCAATTTTAAAAGTAGAAGGCTGAGTAGGATCACCCGGGTCCGCAGGACCTGTGTACTCTTTCAGCACAACCAACACTTTTTCTTTAGTGATGTTGCGGCTATTAGCGGTACCAATTGTTTGATCAGCAATACGCTCACGAGAGTCCTTTGTACCAGGTGCCCCCCAGAACTTGTAGCGATCCAGTTGCACAGTCTGGCCGGGCTGGGATGTAAAGTCGTGGACGACTACAGGCTCAACAGCCATCTCACAAACATAGGCTGGATGCGGACGGTATAATTCCGCGCCTAAAATCTTGGGAAAATCGTTATCAAGAAACACTTTCTTTTATCCTCCAGATATTCGGAAAATTAAGTAATCGGGTGAAAGATTCGGGCATTCTATTGCCCTATCTAAAGAAAATTTTAGCAGTCTGTAATTTATTGGTGTAATTAATACATTACAGGGTATTGTTGCATGTTCATACGTGATCCAAGGGTATTACTTGAACCTGGCATTTCAGGATCAATTACTTGTTGAAAACCGGGCATGCCTAATGCTCCTGGTACAGCACCAGCGGCGACACCACCAAGACCGGCGGCAAGCGCAGAGGCAGGAACTAAGCCAACTGCAGCAGCTTTTGCCATGCCGCGTTCAGTCATTGCATCTGCAGCCTGACCTGCTACTCCTGATAGATCTAACAAAACATTAGCTCGCATAGAACCATCTGGTCTCCTTGCACTTGCTTGAGAAAGACGATCTTCAATTCGTCCTAAACCACGCTGTGTTTTAGAGACGAGTTGTGGTGCATATCTACCAGCAAGTTTGCGTGAGGCTAGTAAGCCACCAGCAGCACCTAGCCCACCAAGTCCAGCAGCTAGTGCAGCAGACCCAGGATCTTCCCCTTGAGAAAGGGCGTACCCGCCTGTTGCCAAACCGGCAGCGGCAGGTACACCATACTTAAGAAGTGGACGCATAGCCTCATTCCATAACAAAGAGCTTGTTAGCAAACTGACGAGGGTCAGCTTGGTTCACTAAACGCCAGGCTTGGGAGGGATCA